GAATTCTAACATAGGTTGAACCGACATAACAATCTCTGTTGCTAATAGTTTGAACTGTTCCATAACTGGAACTGTTGCTTGGATCGCATCTTCAAATTTCTTTTGAACATCAGCGCTCTTTTTCATTTCTTGCTGGTTTCTTCTGTAATCTCCAATATTCATCCCAAAAATCCTTTGGGCCTCGTTCATATCATCAATACCAGCGGCAGCGGCAATCGCTTGTTGTTCAAACTTGCTCAGGTCTTTGAAAGCAACGCCTTGTGCTTGAACAGACTCTATCAGCGTCTCGATCCTCTCATCTTCTGACATCATAAGCATTTGTGTTGTAGACAACTGGGTACCTAAGAGAGCATTCATTTTCGCTGCTCCTTCTGCTGCCCCTTGGAATGTGTCAAATTTCTTTGCGATACCCATCAGGGTGCCGGTTTCAACACCAGCAGCCTTAGCGGCGGCAGCAAGGTTAGTAAAAATGTCAATTGATCTATTTCCGTAAACGGCAAGAGTTGGTAATGCGGCATTGAAATCTTTGGTCATCCTAGCAGAAGTAATGCCGATCTCTTCTCCCATCACCGCCAATTGTTTTTGGACGTCCTGTGCTTGTTCTGCTGTCATTCCTAGGTTTAGGTTCAAAAACTGGAACGTATCGGATGCTGTTTGCCCATCTACTCCTATTTTATCAAGTTTAGCAGTGGTTGCAACGAGTCCTGCTTGAACCTCTTTGTTCATTTTAGCAAAGTTAGAAGTGTTTTCAACCAAACTAGCGGTTGCTTTACCAGCGTCTGCCATTGATACACCTAATAAGTTCGTTTCTCGTTGGGCCTCAAACATCGCATCGGAATATTGATATCCAGCACCAGTTGCTTTAGCAAGTTGCGCTCGAGCATCATCGAAATCCTTCATAAGTTTTATTGAATTTTGTATAACCGTTCCGATCAGGTTTTGTAGGTTGAAAATCTTATTGAAATCTTCTATGAACTGTTTTCTGGCGGCACTTCCTTCTTTACCGGATTGTGTTAGTGCTTTTGTAACCGTTAGAGTTGAGGATAAAAATGAGTCTTGGAAATCAGTGGCTAGACCTATTGACCCAGCCATTTTACTCAGCATTTTTTGATTTGTTTTACTATATTTTGCTCTTGCTTCTTGTAATAACTTTAGTTCTCGAAATCTTTCTACTTGCTTATTTAATTCTTCATTTTCGATAGTGAACGAAAAACTTTCTTCATCCAGCAGGGCGTTCATATCCATTTGTTGGCCCTTTTTGACGTCCATCGCTTTCCTTAGTTCTTCATTTTGGGAGAGAATGCCCTCTAAAGCCGCTAATTCGTTTTCTCTTGCTGTGTTTGTGTCCCCTAAAAGAGACGCGGTTTCTGCTAATAGAGTGTTATACTTTGCTTGCTGCAGTATTTTTCTTTCATTGGCAGCAATAGCGGCCTCTCTACGTGCTTTATCTTCTGCTGATTCTTCACCTTCTGGTTTAGACAAATCAGTTTGTTTTCCTTTCTTTCCACCCTTACCAGAGCCAAGATTTTCGACTTTTTTTGATAATTCATTGATTGCGGCAATCAGTTCCTTATCACCCTCAGATAGTGCCATAATATATTCCTTCCTCTATCAAAAATAAATAGTAGTTAGATAAAAATGCAATTACTTCCGCAAGACTCTATCGTTTCTTTTGGGACTTTTTGAACTCTTTTGCTTCATCATCATATTGTTTTTGAAGTCTTTTGACAAACCAGTCTCGTAAACCAACAGGTAAATTGTAGGCCTCCATGAAACTCCACCCACCAAAGTGTTTTAGTAGGAAAAACTGTTCATAAACGGCTTCCATGTATTTATCTGTCAGGCCAAAAAAAGTCCGTTCCAAATGGAACGTCAACCTCCTCTTCATAAGCACAAGATCTACACTTGAAAGTCTCTCTAATTTCTATATTTGGCGTGGCTGCTTTTATGCACATCTTGAAGTGCCTAGAGTCCACAACTGGCATTTGGTCAACATACTGTTCTATGACCTCTTTATTATCATGTCCCTCAACAGACAAAATAAGCCTCTTGAATTGATTAGTTAAGAAGTTTTCTTCATCAGCAGCCTTCATATTTCGGATAAACTCTGACAATATCATCTCATCTTGGCCATTCATTAGTCTAAATTGAACTTCAAAATTAGTCAATGGCATTTTTGTTTTATAGATACCATCTGATACCTTTTGAACAACTTCGCTATTCAATGTGGCCAAGTCCCCAACTATCTTTGGGTTCCTAAGGTCAAATATCAAAGAGGTCTTCTTAGTGCACTGGGGGCACTTTAGGACAGTCTCGTAATCAAAACCATACCCGCTTGCTCGAGCAGACACTAGAATAGCATTTTTGTCGCCGATAAGCAATGTTTTGGTATCAATAGATTTATCAATTATTATATTCTCTAGAAATCTCTCTAAAGCGATGCCCTTCTTCAGCAAAGTCCTTGAAGAAAGGATATCTTCATCTTTTGCTGTCATAAAACGAATTTCTATTGTATCTTTGTTATGTAAAGAGTGGCCTTCGGGATATGCCAATCCTTTTGAAGGTAATTCAACAAATTCTGTTGGGGCAACAAAGTTCAAAGGATTGAACTGGGCTGGAGTGTCAGAGTGTTCTGGTTTGTGCCCACCCAACCTATCTTTATTTCTACTCAAATTTCACCTCTATTTCGTTTGTTTTGCGTAATCATAAGCAATGACCATGGTTATTTCTACCAACTCGTCATCCGCATATGCTAAAGATCCATAATTTATAGATTTTATCATAGTATTGAAAAGTTCCCACTCTTCAACAGCAGTGCCAGAACTGTCTAATTGTTGAATTGTCATTGTTGTTGCGTCAGATCCGTCAAAATTGCTCTTTTTGACACCAGAGATGCCTTCATCTGGTGTTTTGTAATCGTTGGCTTCAATAAACCCTTGCAATTGTTTTACTTTGGAATCTCCGATGTCGGTCATAACTATATTTATGTCATTCCAAGTCAATATTCCCGGATATTCGAACTTCTGGTTTATAATCGTGTACTGGGTCGTGCTTACTTCAAAAGATGGTTTATCTAAAGATTTGACCCAGTACCAGTCTCCACCATTTTCGTTGTTACCCAGTAGTTTGAATCTAAATTTACGAGTCGGCTCAGCCGTGTTTTCTTTCCAGAAAGCCATTTATGCCTCATTAAGTTGCAGGTGGGAAATAAGTTTGCCCATCAACTTCACAAGTAGCCCAGTCATATTTCAAAGTAACAGTTAGTTCTCTTAGTTCATCTGAAGAATACTCGTAAGATCCAAGGTTTGCACTAAGGACAAAGCAATTATTCAGTGTCCAAGTTTCTATAATTCCACCATCTTCGTTCAAAGCAGTGATAACGCAATTCACCTGAGCAGCCTTTATCTTGCCAATCGTGGCAGGAGTGTCGCTTTCACCCTTGATCAGATAACCAGACTTTCGTAACATGTCGTTGATAATACTAACAGCATCAGGATCGCTTGGATCAACTAAAGTCATTTCAACATCTTCCCATGTTGTTCTGCCGGGGAAATTATACTTATTGTCTAGATAATGGTGCTCAACTGGGTTGACTGTGAAGTTTGGTATATTGACCCCTTTAGCCCACCAGAATGCTTGAGAGGGCGAAATACTGCCACCATCACTAACTCTTCCAAATTGAACTTGAAAGCGATATTGTCTTTTTGGCGATACTGTGTTTTCTTTCCAAAATGCCATGTTATTGATCTCCTGTTATAATAAATAGTGGCTTACTAAAATTCGACTCCAGATCTTGTAATGATGAAGTCAATTGCGATAAACTCAATAGATCTTGCAGGTTTTACAAAAATCTTAGCGTATAGAATGTTTCGATCAATTAGATCAGGTGTTGTGGTGGTTTCATCAAGAACCAATTTGTACTCGGTGATACCTAGGTCTGCTTGGACAGAAGCGAGAACTTGATTTGCTTGAGCCTTGAAGCGGTTCCAAGTAACTTGTACGTTCTGGTCAAACAAAATTGTGTCGGCAATAATTCCAATTTGTCTTTTCAAGTAAATCATCAATCGACGAACGTTGATTCTGTCCAAAGCAGATGCGTCTTGTTGTAGGGTCTTTTGTCCAAATATAACAGTGTCACCTGTCGAAGGGAACTTGGCAATTGGGTTTACACCTAGTTCGTACAAAGTGTCTCTGTCTGCTTTAGTTAGATGTAAACTGGTGCCAATAACAGAAGGACCAGCGCTACCACCCAGTCTTGCTAGACCACCACGATTGAATCCTGCTGGTGCAAACCAAGGTTGTGACAAACTATCAGATTTTGCAATGGCGCCGATGGCAGCAACAGAAGGTGGTGCCTCAAGGATGGTGTTACCATCATTTAGTGTATCTCTCATTCTGATATTTGGAAAATATGTTGCAGCATATGAACTGTCAATTTGTCTTGTTAGCAATGTGCCTTTTAGTGTTGAGATAGATGCATTCTGAGCGGAGGATTCTGTTTCCCATGTATCTCTAGCAATACCGTCTACGTCCACAATAGCCAAGCAATCTCCGCGATCTTCTGCTATACTTATCATCGTATCACCAAGTGAACTATTGATAATTCCGGGCATAGACATCAGTTCACAAGTAATATTTTCTTTGTACCTAACCATCTCGAGTGCTTGATCTATGGAGTTGTACTCATAACCACTTGTAGTTCCGGCTGTAATTCTTGCGTCACTAAAGGGGTTGGCATAAAGAATATTTACTCCGTCAGCACCCCCGAAGAAAGGAGCAGCAAATTGCTTGATTCCTAAATCTAGAGTTCCTGATGGACCAAGATGATAATTTATGCTGCTTCCGCCGTCAAAAGATCCAGACTCAAAAACGTATGTAGTAGCACCCGCAGAGGATGACTTAATATCGTCTAGTGAAAAAACCTGAGCAGCGGTAGAGAGCGCATCGCTTTCATCCAAATGCATTGTAAAATTCTTTCTTTTTCTTGCAATATCTCCAAAACTGCCATCATGTTGACGTCTGTTTGCTAAAGCATGTCGCAGCCCGAAAATAGCTGTAGGACCATAATCAGACCCAACATTGGTTCCTGCTGTTGTCAAACCAAAAACAGGCCAATCAAAAGATGCTCCCTCTCTCTT